GAAAACGACGCCAACAACGGTCGCGAGGTGCTTGCCTATGACGGCACCGCCAAAGGCACGTGGGCATTCAACGTCCACTACCTGCTCACTGGCCTCAAGGCATTTCGTGGTCATGATGAGGTCACCATCAACGCCAATTCGGCAACTACACCAGTAGTCATCCGCCCAGCTGGTAATGATGATGTAACCTATCTAGTGATGCCTGTACAGATCAGATCGTGACATCCGTCAAGGATCTAAAGACCGATCACAAAAACGCCCGTAAACGTACTGATCGGTCTGCTAAGTTGATCGCCGAATCGTTGCAGCGTTACGGCGCTGCACGTTCTATTGTCATCGACGAGAATAACCGCATCCTCGCGGGCAATGGCACCATTGAAGGGGCTAAAGCCGCTGGCATCAAGAACGTCCGCGTAATCGAAACCGACGGCACTGAAGTCATTGCCGTTAAACGCATCGGGTTAACTGAGGATGAAAAGGTTGGACTTGCGCTGGCCGATAACCGCACCAGTGATCTGTCCGACTGGGATAATGACATGCTGCGGCAGCTCAGCGAAGAGCATGACGTAGCGCCGTGGTTTGAGGCGGAGGATCTTGCCTCGATTATTGGCGATGCTGTCTCTGAGATTGAAATGCCTGACCTGCCATCAGGTGACCGCGAACCGATCCAGCAGATGACTTTCACCCTGCACGACGATCAGGCCGAGATCATCAAGGAGGCGATCGAAAAGGCCAAGGCGATCGGGCCGTTTGCCGAGACGGGCAACGAGAACAGCAACGGCAACGCACTGGCGAGAGTGGCTGAGCTGTTCCTGAGCTGGGGTGGTGATCATGGGCTCAGCTAAGGATCTGCGAGTGGCGCCGATCAGGGCGGCTGATGCGCGCAAGATCGTCTGCCGGTATCACTACAGCGGCAAGTTCGACACACGATCAAAACTGCACTTTGGCGTGTTCCTGAATGGCAAGTGTGGCGGCGCCATACAACTAGGCGATCCAATCGACAAGCGCAAAGCGTTGGTAGCAGTCGAGGGCACTAGCTGGAATAGTTTGCTGGACCTGCACCGCTTCGCCTTTGCTGACTGGCTGCCGCGCAACAGCGAAAGCAGGGCGCTTGGTGTGATGATGCGATTGATTAAAAAGTCGTACCCGCACATTGAATGGGTCCAGTCCTACGCTGATGCGACACAGTGCGGCGATGGCACTATCTACAGAGCTTCCGGCTTTGACCTGATAGGCATTAAACCCAACAACAGCATGTATCGGATGCCGGATGGGAAGGTGATTTGCAAAATCGTACTTGAGCCTGGATTCCATCCAAACAGCAAAGAAAACTCTGTTAAAGCTCACTACGGCAAAACCGGATCAGAAACATCAGGCGCATTTCTTAAGCGCATCGGCGCAAAGCCTATCCCCGGCTTCCAACTCCGCTACATCTACTTCCTGAATCCAGCCGCACGCGAACGGCTAACCGTGCCAATCCTGCCGTTTAGCAGGATTGCCGAGATGGGTGCGACCATGTATCGTGGAGAGCGTACGCGTCCGAAGCAGGCGACTCCTGGGACCACCAGTGAGGCGGCGGGGCAGCACCGACCCGGACGCTCCAATTCACAACCGGAGGCGATCTAATGGCCGCCCCGCGTGGCACCAAACAGGAAACAATCGACCGCGCTAACCGCTTTGCTCGCATCATTGCAAACGGTGGCCGTAGGTCGGACTGTATTCGATTTGCCGCAGAGAATTGGGGGGTCAGCGCACGCACCTGCGATCAATACCTGAAGATTGCGCGTGATCAGCTCAAGGCTGACTGGGATTTGGAACGCCCGCAAATGGTGGCTGATCTGTTGTCACAATGCAGCACGCTGCAGATGGAAGCACGTCGCGCTGGTCAATATCACATCGCTCTTGGTGCCATTAACACCGCAGCTAAACTCGCGCAACTCTGCTCATGACTGAAGAGCGTTTCTGGTACGAACCGACCGATGACAGCATGTATCGCGTCTGCTTTTCCCTAAATGGTGTTACCGCTTGCACTTATGTCAGCAGTATGCACCTAATAGAAGAAAAGCGTGAACAATTGCGTGGTGCTTGCCTACGTGATTCATATCGCGCTTTTGATCGGTGAGCATTCTTGATCTAGCACCAAAGGGAAGCATCCTTCAAAAGCTAGGGGCGGATCACTCAACGCTGGACCTCGACGCCACATTGCAGCAGATCCATGGTGATCTGCATCCTGGGCAGCTGGATTTTGTTACCGATAGCAGCACCGAGATCATTGGCGTCAGCGCTGGTTATGGCGCTGGCAAAACCCGTGCATTATGCGCCAAGGCGGTGACATTAGCCGCGGCCAATCAAGGCTTTATCGGTACGGTGATGGAGCCAACCGGTCCATTGATTCGTGACATCTGGCAGACCGATTTCGATGACTTCCTTGAACACTACAGTATTCCTTACACGTTCAGAGCAACGCCGCTGCCTGAGTACGTCCTGCACTTACCAGGAGGCGATACGAAGATTCTGTGTCGTAGCTTCGAGAATTGGCCGCGCATCATTGGCCTCAACCTCGCATGGGTATTGGCCGATGAGATCGACACCGTAACGCCTAGCATTGCTGATCGTGCATTCCCAAAGATCCTCGGTCGATTGCGATCAGGTAATGTGCGTCAGTTTGGTGCTGCATCAACGCCGGAGGGTTTTAGGTTCCTCTGGAAAACATTCGCTAGCGATCAAGCCAAAGCGCGCACCGATCGAAGGCTGATCAAGATGAAGACCACAGATAACCCGCATCTTCCTGCGGATTTCGTGGAGCGCCTTGAAGCGAATTACGATCCGACGTTACTTAAGAGTTACCTTCTTGGAGAGTTTGTTAATCTCGCCACTGGCAGCGTTTACGATCGCTTTGATCGCGCAAAGCATGTATTCAGCGAGCAACCGGACATCAGCCGCGAACCGTTGCGCATCGGCATTGATTTCAACGTTGGTAACACCAATGCCGTGATCGGCATTCGTAAAGGTGATCGCGCCGTTGTGGTGGATGAAGTGACCGGCATGAAAGACACTGATGCGCTAGCAGCTGAGATCCGCAGGCGTTACCCGAAGCACAAGATCTACGGCTACCCAGACGCCAGCGGCAACAATCGCAGCACTAATGCAACCCGCACTGACATTCAGATCTTGGAGTCGTATGACATCAGCAACCAATCGCCGCAATCCAACCCGCCGATCCGTGATCGCGTGAACAACGTGCAAGCGATGCTGGAAAACGGCAAAGGCCAGAACCGGCTGCAGGTGTGGCAAGGCTGCGCCAAGCTGATCGAATGCCTGGAGCTGCAATGCTGGGATGAGAAGACCGATCTGCCCGATAAGCAGTCTGGCTTCGACCATCTCAACGACTGCCTAGGATACTGGCTGCATCGCGACTTCTCCATGCTGCACAAGCAGGCAGGCCGCGGCACGGGAATACGCGTGTATTGAGCACCGTGACAGTTGGAGAGCTGGCACACGACACAGCTGAGCAAGGCCAGGCCCCTGCATAATTATCCCAGTCACCACCCACGACTCATGCTCATCCGCACCACCAGCCAGCTCGCCAAGCACGCCCGTTGGGCTGTCCTCAACGTTCAGACCGCCGAAGTGGTCGAGCTGCACACCACTCGCAAAGCTGCCCAGTCTGCCTGCGATGAAATGCACGCCCTCGCCGGCATCAACAACTGGATGAAGGTTGGGCGCAATCCCGCATTTGAGTCAGCGCTGCCTGCAGGCACCGATCTGATGATGCTTTGCAACTGACATCCTCAAGGCCCGCCGGAGCCAATCCGGCAACCCCACTCACTCGCTACCACTGCCATGAACGAAAAACCTACTCACGTTTGGATCTTTGACGGAAACCGTCGTGTCTACGGTAAAGACAGATCCGTGCCAATTTGGCGCGAGCATTGGAGGCGCAGGGAAATAACTGGCGAGACAAGTAGATCGTGGGTAGTTGGGGGATACCCCGAACTAAAGATTCCCAAGAATTCCAAAACACCGCAAAGACACCTTGCTTGGAGCGAAAAAGAGCTAGATCAACTGTGCTGGCTGCACGAGCATCGCTATCGAATTGTTCGGGACGTTGAATCACTGCCAGCCGCAGAGCTGATCAAAGTCGCCAGCCTGATCGGCTACGAACCATTGCCGCCCGCTTGACATGCCCATTCCCACCCGTGCCCAGCGCCGCGCAGCGTTCGCTAAGGCGCTGCAGCGCGCCAGAGGCCATGACTGCATTGGCGTTCCTCACCACCCTGAGGCCGGCAGCATCATCCGCGCCGCCGTGGAGGTGGTGCTGGGCGATGAGCTTGGCGACAAAATCCGCCCTATCACAGCACGCTACCGCGCCGCGTTCCTGGCACTAGCCGATGCGATCGAGGGCAATGATTAAGCCACCTGCCAAACCGTCACACCACACGACGCAGCATTGCACCGCTAGGGCATAATGACACCAGTCACCACCACCCACCGATGACTAGACAACAGCAACTGGCCGCATTGGCCGCGCAGCTCCATGAGCTGACCACCGAGGAGGAACGGGAGGACTACCCGTTCTTCGATCACCTGCAGGATCTGATCAATGACATGGAGGAAGGCGAATGAGCCTTCCCCGTCTCATTGGGCTTTACAGCCCCGCTCCTGGCTGCGGTAAGACCACCGTGGCCGATCTGTTCATTGAGCATCAACGCGTGTCATTTGC